TGGTCCACCACTCGGGCAAGGACGCCAGCAAAGGCGCCCGTGGGTGGTCGGGCCTCAAGGCCGGCGCCGACACCGAAATCGAAATCAGCCGCGAGGGTGACGTCCGCAAGATCCGGGTCAGCAAACAGAAGGACGGGCTTGATGGCATCGAATTGGGCTTCCGGCTGGTGACCGTGCCGTTGGGGATTGACGAGGATGGCGACGTCATTGACAGCTGCGTGGTGGAAGAGGCCGAGATTCCGGCAGCCGGTGCCCGGGTTCGTTCGCTGGGCAAAGTCGAAAAGGTGGTGGTGGAAGTGGTGGGGGAAATCGCTGAATTTCAGTCAGCTGGCATAGAGATTAAAGCGGTGATTGACGAGGTGGCGAAGCGGTTGCCGGCGCCCGATGGCAAGCGTGATACCCGGAAGCAACACGCACGGCGTGCGCTTTTGTCTCTTTGCGAGGGGGACGACGCACCTTATTTCCTTGAAAACGATTGCTTGGAGATACTTTGATGAATGCGCAACGGATTGCGAACGTGCAGAAAAACGCTTGCACCACGCACCAAATAGGCACCACGGTGCATCACGGTGCTATCGCCATGGCCACTGAACCACTGCACCACGCACCACTATCCCCCGTAGGGGGATGGTGCTGGTGCATGGTGCATGGTGCATTTGTTGGTGCGAATGCGTGATTTTTTGCGAGGACGAAACAATGCGCAAAAAACCGCACACAACGGAAAAGCAGGGACCACGGCACGGCGAGAAACATCAACGTGCAAAAATTTGCGACCACGATGTAGAGACGATGCGGCGGCTGCACGAGGATGAAGGCTGGGGGCTGAAGCGTCTGTCGAAGTGGTCGGGACTCTCTCGGCGGCAGGTCGGCCGGATCGTGCATTACACCCAGCGGTGATTTATTTCTTTTTCCGCCAAAGCTGGAACAGGTGGATGGCCCCGAAGATCAGGGTCAGTAGCACGGCGCCAACGAGCGCGGACATTATTTTGTCAAGCATGGGGTAATCCTCCTGCCCCGATTTTAGGTCGGGGGCGCCTTTCCTGCACACGGTGCGGATACCTTTTGGCGCATGAAACGCGCCCCTGAAATCCTTGATGAAATCTGCAACCGACTCGCAACGGGCGAACCTTTGCGCCAGATTTGTCGGGATGAGCATATGCCTTCGTGGCGGGCGGTTTATGACTGGATCGACGAGGACGAAGACTTCGCTTCACGCATCGCGCACGCGAGAATTTTGGGCTTCGATGCAATCGCCGAATCCACCCTGGAAATTGCCGACGACGCGACGAATGACTGGATGGACAAGCAGACGCCATCGGGCACGGTTACCGTGCTTAACGCCGAACACGTCCAACGGTCGAAGCTGCGGATAGAGACACGGCTGAAGCTGCTGGCCAAGTGGTCGCCGGCCAAATACGGCGAGAAAACTAGCATGGAACTGACGGGCGCCGACGGCGGCCCGGTGCAGATCAGCGACACCGAACGGGCTGCCCGGATAGCGGCCATCCTGGCGGCTGCGCAGGTCCGCAAGGACTCCGACATCAGTGACCTCGTTTGACCCTGCCCTGCTGGGCTTCCTGACCGCAGCCGAACGGGAAGAACTCGATACCCTGCTGACCAGCGACCCGGCCTTGTGGCGCCCGTTGCCGGGGCCGCAATCCATCGCCTACTACTCGGACGCCGACATCATCGGCTTCGGCGGCGCCGCGGGCGGGGGCAAGATGGATCTGGCCTGTGGCAAGGCGCTGACCCAGCATCGCAAGTCGATGATCCTGCGCCGCATCGGGACCGAACTGACGGGCGTGATTGACCGGCTGGAAGAACTGGTGGGCGGCCGGGATGGCTACAACGGCAAGGACAACATCTGGCGCAGGCCGGGCTTGCAGATCGAGTTCGGCGCCGTGCCGAATGTGGGCGATGAACGGAAGTACCAGGGCCGGCCGCACGATCTGCTGGTGTTCGACGAGACCACGAACTTCCTGGCGCAGCAGGTTCGCTTCCTGCTGGGCTGGCTGCGGACCACAACCGCAGGGCAAAAGTGCCAGGCGCTTTTCACGTTCAACCCGCCGACGTCAGCCGATGGCCGGTGGGTGATCGACTTCTTCGCGCCGTGGCTGGATCCGAAGCACGCGAACCCTGCGCTGCCTGGCGAACTGCGATATGCCGCATCACTGCCGGCAGATGGCCACTACCCGAACGGCCGCGACTTGTGGGTGGATGACGCCCGGCCTTTCGTGCTGGTGGGTGGGGCGCCGTGCTACGACTACGACCCGAAGGACCACGCCGCGGACGACATCATTACGCCGATGTCGCGCACGTTCGTGCCGTCGCGGATTACCGATAACCCGTACCTGATGGGGACCGGATACATGACACAACTCCAGGCATTGCCCGAACCGTTGCGCAGCCAGATGCTGAAGGGCGACTTCCAGGCGGGCATCGAGGATGACCCGTGGCAGGTCATTCCAACCGCATGGGTGGAAGCGGCCATGGCGCGATGGCAAAAGCCCGCGCAGCTGGTGCCCATGGATTCGATCGGCGTGGATGTGGCGCGAGGCGGCAAGGACAAGACGGTCATCGCCCGCAGGCATGAAGGCATGTGGTTCGACGTGCCGCTGGACTACCCGGGCAGCCAGACACCTGATGGCCCGACGGCTGCGGGGCTGGTGATTGCGGCCATGCGCGACCAGGCGCCGCAGCACGTCGATGTCATCGGGGTGGGCGCCTCGGTCTACGACTTCCTGCGCGCCTCGAACCAGCAAGTGCTGGGCGTGAATGTCAGCGAAAAGTCGCTGGGCCGGGACAAGTCCGGGCGCCTGTCGTTCAAGAACCAGCGCAGTGAATTGTGGTGGCGCATGCGGGAAGCCTTGGACCCCGCGAACAACACGGGCATCGTGCTGCCGAACCACGCCGGCCTGAAGGCGGATCTGTGCGCGCCGAAGTGGGAACCGCAGGGGCCGATCATCTACGTCGAATCCCGCGAGGACATCATCGCCCGCATCGGCCGGTCGCCGGACTATGCCAGCGCCTACATCCTGGCCCTGATCGACACCCCGAAGATCGCACACTTGAGGGCCGCCAACGGGGGGCGCCTTTCGCCACAACGCCGCGAACACAATCCGTACGAATAAATCCATGGAGTTTCGCTATGTGCGATCCCGTTTCCGCTGTTGTCGGCATTGGTGCGGCGTTGGTTGGCAGCCAGATGATGCAACAACCCAACATCCCCGCACCGGCGGCGCCTGCCGCGGCGCCCCAAGCGTCGCAATCGCCTGACGCGCAAACCGTGCGCGCAAGCAATTCGGGCACGGGCCAAGGAGGTGGCGCCCCGGGCGTCGCCCAGACCTTCCTGACGGGCGCCGGGGGCGTGGATCCCAACGACCTGAAACTTGGCAAGACGACCTTGCTGGGGGCCTGATCCGTGGCGGACTTGACCCCGCGCCAGCAGGTAATGTCCCGTTGGGGACAGATGAAGTCCGAACGGGCGACATGGGTGCCGCACTGGCTGGAACTCTCCACCTACATCCTGCCGCGCAACGGGCGTTACTTCGTCACAGATCGGGACAAAGGGACGAAGCGACACAATTCGATTTACGATTCCACGGGCACCCGCGCCAACCGCGTACTGGCTGCCGGCCTGATGGGGGGCCTGACTTCCCCCGCTCGGCCATGGTTTCGCCTGACCACCACGGACCCGGACCTTGCAGAGTACGGCCCGGTCAAGTTGTGGCTGGACCAATGCACCAAGCGCATGCTGACGATCTTCGCCAAGTCGAATGTCTATCGCATGCTGCACGGCATGTACGAGGAACTGGGTGCCTTCGGTACGTCGGGCGCCATCCTTGCGGATGACTTCCACACCGTGATCCACGGCCACCCCCTGACCATCGGCGAATACGCCATCGCGCAGAACTGGAAGGGCCAGGTCGATACCCTGTACCGCGAATTCCAGAAGCCAGTGGGCGCCATCGTCAAGGAATTCGGCCTGGCGAATTGCAGTTCGACGATCCAGAACCTTTACGCCCGGGGCACGCTGGACGCCTGGGTAACCATCATGCACGGCATCGAACCGCGGGCGGACCGCGACCCGCGCATGCTGGATGCCAAGAACATGGCCTGGGCCTCGACCTACTGGGAAGTCGGCGGCAATCCGGACAAGCCCTTGCGCGAATCCGGATACAAGCGTTTCCCTGCACTCTGCCCGCGCTGGGCGCTTGCCGGGGGTGACATCTATGGCAATGGCCCGGGCATGGAAGCCCTGGGCGACATCAAACAGTTGCAACACGAACAGCTGCGCAAGGGCCAGGGCATTGATTACCAGACGAAGCCACCCCTGCAAGTGCCGACCTCGATGAAGGGCCACGAAGTCGAAATGCTTCCGGGCGGCCTGACCTACGTGGATTCGACCCAGCCGGGGCAGGGCATCCGCTCGGCGTTCGAAGTC